AGTTATCAGACACCAATAAGGGATAACCCCACGGCGCATAAGTGTTTTTAAGGGTGCCAGATACCACTAAATATAAATGACACCAAAAAACACCATTGACAACATATAATCTACGTGCAATAATATATTCATACACAGGAGGAAAACAGATATGAACGAAGAAGAATTAAGCACGTTAGAAAATAATATGCCACCCGAAGAGGAAACACCTAATGTAATTGATTGGGGCACGGTTGAAGCAAAAAAGAACCATGATGACTTGCTTGCTAAATTACAAAAGACTTCCAAAGGTAATATAAAAGCTACACCATACAACCTTAGTCAGATACTACACCACGATGACACATTAAGAGGATTGTTTTCATATAACGAGGTATCCGACAAGATATATATGTCACGAAACTTGGGTCAATATCCTAAGGGCTACAATATTGAGGGTGTAGAGTCTTATATTAATGTTCACATCTCAAAGAATTACGATATCAGTTATAGTTCAGCCAGTGTGTATGAAGCCCTTGTCAATGAGGCACGTAATAATCCATTCAATCCAGCCAAAGACTATTTTAGAGAGGCATTCACGGCTTATGATGGTTTGAAGCGAATGGATCGGGTATTTATTGATTATCTTGGAGCAGAAGACAATAAAATTACGGTTAAGATGACAAGAATATTTTTCGAGGGTCTTGTCATGAAAGTAAAGAACCCATATATCAAGTTCGATCGTGTTTTAGACTTAGTGGGCGGTCAGGGTGTTGGTAAAACATGGATTATGTATAAATTAGCCGGTTTTGGGCAATTCTATACTGACTCAATTAGTTCATTTTCAGATAAAGATAGCTTATTAGAGATGACGAAGAACCTAATTATCAATGATGATGAAATGACAATAACAAACAAGACTAGTTTTGAAGAATTAAAGTCATTCATCTCAAAGACAAGCATTAGTGTTCGTAAAGCATACGCCAGAAGTAGTCGTGATTATCCAAAGGGTTTTGTTCTAGTTAGATCTACAAATAACCATGAGTATTTGAGAGACAAGACAGGTAACAGACGTTTTATGACTATGGTTGTTGACTCTAAAAAACGTACGAAAGACGTTTCTGACATGACTAAAGAAGATGTTCAGCAAATTTTAGGCGAAGCAATGCACGAGTTTGGAAAAAACGAAGAGCTGACACAAGACCAGTTGTTGACACAAGAGGAATTAAACGAAGTACAATCACCATCTCAATATATTACACCCGAAGAAGAGTCTGTTAGAGAATATTTAGATAATAATCCTCAAATAACATTCATTTCTACACGTTCTATAATTGAAAACGCATTAGATGTTAAGAATTTTGCTAATAACCCAGCATTGGGTCGTAAGATTGCTTATTATATGGCTAATATGGGTGGTTGGACTAGATTACGTAAAAAGATTGATAATAAAACGATATGGGGATATGAAAGGGTTGATGAATGATTAAAGAATTAGCACATTATTTTATTAATCAAGGAATACATGTGGTGGCGCTCAAGCCTAAAAAGAAATACCCTAATTATAAAGGTTGGCAAAGTAAACGTTTGACAATTGAGCAAGTAGATAGGGCATTAGATAACGGATACGGGTTAGGAATTGTACCACACGGTGAGTTTGTGGTTGTTGATTTAGACGCAGATCACGAAGGTGGAGCTAATGGGATTGAGAACTTTATTGCAAACTTTGATCATTACGCAACTATCACGGCTTATAAAGACAATTCAACTAACGAACATCGCTTTTATCAGAATACTTATGGTTTAAATATTCGTAAGACTGGTGACAATGCTATAATTGATGGTGTTGACATATTTAGTAAAGATAATCTAATTACAACGTTACCATTTTATTATTTTGATGGATTAGACTTAAACAAACCATTCCTCGAACAATTAGGACCATCTCCAAAACGTTTTGAATTATTAAAGGTGTACGAAGACAAGCCGGTCGAAGCTCCTAAGTCAAACTTTACGAAACATAATATCGAGAATTACTTAAAGAAAGTTCCACAGTTTGAGGTTGGTGGTCGTTCATCTAGTTATCGCAAACTCATCTACACAATGGTCGTTCGTCGTGGTATGGTATATGAGGACGCAAGAGACGCCATTATAAAGTGGGACGCTGACGGCATTAATTATCAAGAGGAAGAACCAACACAGTTTTACCACTCAATTAGAAACCCCATGACAAGATAATTAAATTGTATTACTATAAAAACAAGGCAGAAATTAGCACACCTGTAAATATAAATTTGTGCTAGGAGAAAAAAGATTATGAAAAAACTATTTTACGATATTGAAGTATTTGAAAAAATGAACTTAGTTGGTTTGTTAGATGAAGACGGGAAAGGGTATGTTATTGTAAACGCCCCTAATCTTCCATCTAACGTATTTGAAGTTGATGGAGTACAAATATACTTAAACGTTGGTAAAGTTCGTGAGAGAGCAAATGAGAGCCTCCTAAATGGTGATTATGTATTTGTTGGTTTTAATAATAAAGCATACGATAATTTTTTGATTGAGGATATACTACAAAATAGACCAACAAATTATATAAAATTAAAATCAGACAGTGTTATTAAAAAACGACCATCTCAATTCATCGACTTCTTAAACCTAGATACTAAAGAACAAATGCAACCTGGTTTTTCATTAAAGAAGTTCGAGTCAATGTCGGGTATGGCAGTTGAAGAGAGTTCCATACCGTTTGATTATAAAGATGTGTTTACAATTGAACAGATACTTGAGGTGTGCCACTATAATATTCAAGATTTAAGAGCCACCATCAAACTATATAAGACTAGAAAAGATTATTTCGATGGTAAAGAGCTTTTAGTTAAGGAATACAGCACATCTAAAACATCAATTAACTATTCTAATGGGTCAACGGCTGCTTCATACTTAATGGGTCGTGATAAACTGGAAAACTTTGAACCAGAAGACCCTGACATATACGGTGTTCCAACTGGTGTTAAATTATTCTTGGAAAATGCCTTGAAAGTTAGTCCTGAAATATCACACTTAAAAACAAAAGCAGAACGTGAGAAAGTTATGCGTAAAGAATGGACGTCTCTCGTTATGGAAGATCATGGTATGGTTTATACTTGGGGGTTTGGTGGTCTACACTCAGCTAAAGGTAGAATTGAAACAAATAAACGTGGTACTAAAAAGATTGTTTATGACGTGGTTGATGAGACTGATGTTCAGCAATGGGATAGTGGTTCTCATTTCCCTAATATTATGCTACGAGATAATTTGTTAGGTCAAGTTACAAATAAGTTTAGAAATCTTGTCAAAGAGCGTCTAAAAAACAAGGCGTTGGGTAATCCATTAGCTGGTACACAAAAAATTATCATCAACTCAGTCTACGGCTTGTTACGTCTCCAATCATCAAAGTTATATAATCCAAAGTCTGCTATTCGTGTCAATGTTAGTGGTATGGTTGCTATTTATAACCTAGCTAATCATCTTGATCTCGTGGGAAATGTTTATCAAGTCAACACAGATGGTATAGCATTTAAACCTTACCCTGACGTTACACAAGAGACACTAGACAATATCAAACAACGATGGGAAGACGAATTTAAACTACAATTAGAAGTATCATCATTCAAGCGCTTAATTCAACGAGATGTCAATAATTATATAGCAGTTAAACAAAACGATAAGTTAAAGTTAAAAGGTGGTGCAGTAGGTCAGGCAAATGGGGTAGACGTAACCAAATCCTCAAAGCCAACAATCATAGATCACATGTTAGTTGAAAAGTTGGTTTATGATCGACCATTTATTACAACGGTACAAGAGGGTGAGTTTAGAGACTATTGCTTTACTCTAAAATCTATGAAATCATCAACACAGACTGGTAAAATGGTAGACGAGAATGGTAAAGTATTTGATAACGAAGTAAACCGTACTTACGCTACAAAATCTGGTGGTAAGGTTCTCAAAGAAAAAGTGGGAGACTTAGAAAATGCTAAGTTCCCAGATACGCCGGAGCAAATGTCAATCGCCAACTATGAGCTACCAAAAGAACCACCGGCTGATTTAGATTATAGTTATTACATCGAATTAGCTGAAAAGAAGTTAGAAAGCTGGAAGAAAGTGTTGTAATACTTAAACTCATGTGCTACAATATATTTATCAGTTAAAAACAAGGAGATAACATATGAAACAATTATTTAAATTAGTAGGTGGTTTGTTAGTCGGTAAATATAAATTAGTAGAATGGACTCGTTCAAACGTTAACAACAATCGTTCATTTGGTTTTACAGTAATTTCTAAATAATAAGGAGAACATATATGACAAAAGGTAATTTTATTTTTTCACAAATTTCAAATGAAAACGGTCAAGACAAAATGGCTATGTACTTTGATGTTGATGGTGACGTTGTTGAAGTTAAGATGGGTAACACTGACTATATCGAAAATAAGCTTTCAGAATTTGGGGTTAAAGATTTAGAATCTCTCGATGAACATTTAACAAAGAACCCAGAACAAGAAGTGTATGAATATGATTATACTGACAAAAAAGGTAAGCGACATAATGGTTTCACATTAGACAAACCATTTCCAACACCATCAGAAGCAAAGAAAGCTATTGTGGCTGGTAAAGTTAAGGAAGTCGTAGATAATGGTTCTAAGATTGCCGTTATTGTCGAATTAGAAAAAGGCGGAGAATTTACAGTCGTTCGTGGTTACTCAGTATTTGATGAAAAGAGCAAGCGAATGTTCGCACTTAAAGCTAAGAAAGATCGTTTGTTAGACATGTTAGGAGTTTCACAATTTAAGGAACTCGAAGGTCGAGAAATTACATTCGTACGTCAAAAGGCTGGTTCAAACTTCTACTATGACGCTGAAAACGATGAGGAATGATATTAATGGCTGGCTTAACGGCTAGTCATTTTTACAAGGGAGGAATTAAAGTATGAAATTAACAGTCCTCGCAACCGGCTCATCGGGTAACGCTTCGATAGTAACTGGAGAGAACGAAACCATCGCATTAGATTTTGGGTTATCGTTTAAAAAATGGCATACGTTATTAGAAAAATATGATTTAAAAGAACCTGATGAATTATTTATAACACACTCACACGGAGATCATGCAAACGAAAGTGGGTTATCTCGTTTAATTAAAGTTATGCCAACAATCAAGATACATACTAACCGAGGAACATTCGAAACAGCCGAATTTGAGGTTGAAGCATTTCTCGTGGCTCATGATGTTGAATGTCATAGTTTCATCATTACAGAAAAGGCAACCAAAGAGAAATTAGTATACGCAACAGATGTCAACGGCTTATATGAAACATTTACTCGTGAAGATATATTCGAACATGCTAAAGACGCTGATGTTTACGCTCTTGAAGCCAATTTTGATAATAGGTGGTTAAAGTTCCCTGAATATTTAGACCAAGTGGGATATAAGTATAATGTGTTTGCTAATATGGTTCGTCACACATCAAAGCAAGAGAGTATCAAAACGTTCTCAGCTTTAAAAAAATCAACATCTAAATATGTACCATTACACATGTCAAGTAGATTTTATAATTTCAGTTAGGAGGATTGACTATGAAATATATAATGAAAACAATTTACTTTATTTTATTAATACCGATTTTAATAGGTGCAATACCACTATACATTTTTGGTTTATTTTTATATTTAGTTTTAGAATTAATGGAAACAGAAAATCTAAAAATGCCAAATTTATTCAAATTAATAGAAAAATTGTTAGAAGAATTTGAGAAATGAGGTAATATATGAAAACACCAAAATTCAATGGTAGTGCTATACCGGAGGATGTCCTAGACGCATTCTTCACATTCTTAAACCAAAACAACACAACCACTAAAAAGTTCTATGAAGTTGACGAAGATAGTGGAGATAAAATTCAAGTAAGAGAAGTAACTGAGACACGCCAGAATGATTTAAAGGCAACTCTCTCGTTGTTTGAAAAGATGTACCCAGACCACTTCGACAAGCTTACACAAGAACGTATTCTGAAAGCACAAAAAGACACCGGCTCATCAGATGCAGAAGAACTCGAGAAGAAAATTAAAGATGGGTTTGCAATTAAATTAGGATAATGATATAATATACATAAGGTTTTGTTTGAAATTCCTGTGCGCATAAAAATCATTCCCCAGTATGGCATCTGGCTCCAACTCAACGAGACGAACAACCCGAGGACGTCACCCCGTTAACAAAGATACTAGTATGAACTCTTGTGTATTGCGAGGGTTCTTTTTTTGTGTTATAATTAGCATATTAATGACAAGGAGGGCAATAGATGAAATGGTATTATGAATATTTAAAGCTGGTTAGGGCGGGAAAACCAATGTCTATTGAGGCGAAACAAGCTCTTGACCGAATACCACAATACCTAAACAAATTTGAATATGATGATACTTACCCAAAAGCATTAATATCGTTTATAGAGGGTTTCATATACTTGCAAAAAGGTGACGATGAAGAAAGTCACCCTATGAGACTTCAAGTTGAGCAAAAGTTTTGGTTAGAGTTGTTCGGTTTTGTTGATCCTGATACTCACCGGCAGATAATTAACGATATTGGTTTGGTTATTGGGGCTGGTTCTGGTAAGTCTACGTTTATGGCTGCACTCTCCCTAGCTGTTATGATGGTTGGTTCTTACAAAGGTAATGATGTCATCGTACTATCAAACTCAATCAAGCAGTCACATGAAACTTTCCGAACGGCTAGTGAAATGGCTGGTGATGAACGTAGTGTATTGGGTGATTTAAAAAAACATGAACTACTAAAACCAATCTTAGGAAAAATCAAATACGCTCCAACTAACTCACAAATAGAAATTAGAGCAATGGATAATAACACATTAGATGGCACAAACGTTCGTCTAGCAATATTTGATGAGTTCCATAGTTACCATATAAACGTAATTGAAAACGTTCGTAAGTCTTCTGCTCCTAAACGAAAGAAAACAGGCTTTACCACAGTTTATATATCAACCAACGGACAAGTTAGAGATAGTGTCTTTGATGATTATTATAAGCGGTGGGAAAAAATACTAGCCGGTGATATTGAGGACTGGTCTACATTTCCTATGATTTATAAGATGGACGATGTGGAAGAAGTAACCAATCCTGATTTATACGAGAAAGCAATGCCATTTGTTCGTAATATATCAGACCCTCAGATTATTAAAGATATGTTAGCTAAAACTCAAGGTAACCCAGTCGCACAAGCCGAGATACTAGCCAAGAGTTTCAATATTCCACAGTCATCATTTAATGCACTATTTACGACTGACGAACTTGAAGCAACTCGTGAGATACAAGATGTTGAGTGGGGTAATGAGGTAACAATCGGTAGTGACTTCTCCGAGGTTGAGGACTTGACGGCTATTTCAATCATGTGGCGTAATGAGAACAAACTTAGAACACGTAACTTTGCATTCTTACCTGAAAACACATTCGAGAACAAAACTAGCAAGGCACAACGACTTATGTATGTTCGTTTAATAAATGAGGGTTCACTTATCCTAACAAAAGGTTCTGCAATCGACCAAGATGAAGTTTATAAGTGGTTAGATGATTACATTCAAGAGAACAGATTAATGCCAATTGGTTTTGGTGGAGATGCATTCTTTAGTAAAGCCTATCAACGTAGAGTTACACAGGATTATGGCGAGGGTATGTACACTAAAATTAGACAAAATGTTATGAGTTTATCACAACCTCTCAAGACGGTTAAAGCCAGAATTGCGGGAGGAGACTTCCAAAGTGACGATGATTTGTTACTATGGGCTTTGAATAATCTACGAGTTAAGATAGACGCCAACAATAATATTTACCCTAACAAACAAAAAGCTGTTGATAAAATTGATCCAGTTCTTGCTACTATTCAAGCTTATTATGTTTGGGAATTACAAGACGAAGATACTGGAATAGCATGGTAAGGAGAAAACTATATGTCACAATTTGATGATATTAATACAAAAATAAATAGCACACCTGATTATGTTGTGCCTGTAACTAACAATTTAACAAACTCAATCTTTTTAGACCCAAATATGATGGACTTTGATATATTTAATAACGTAGCGGAGTTTATTGCAGTTGAGTTTACAAAGGTTAAGTTCGTATTTGATAACACATCTAACACACAGAAATTAGACTATCTTTTGAACTTGAAGCCTAATGATGATATCACGGCTAATGAGATGTTGTTTGAATTTGCATACTCTATCTTGAAGCGAGGATATGTATATTATAAAATCGTTAAACCACAAGACGCAAAGCAAGTTTCAAAGATTTATATGTCACGAAATGCTGAGTTTGGTTATAAGCGATATGATTATAAACACTTAAAGTTAGAATTACCTAGTCGACTAACCGAAGAATATACAAAGCTCATTCATACATTAAGTACTCGACACACTACATCAGTTATCGAAATACAAAGTAGATTGAAAGCTATGAAAGGGGAACAAGACCCTAATAATCCACAAGCACAACAAACAATGGATAATAGACTTCAAACAGCTGACAATCAAATTCAAAAACATGGTAAGTTCTTTACGTTTGAGAATGAGAGTACTAAAGATCACACTAATGTTACTGAACCCGATGGTGTTGCTTTATCTGATTTGAAGACTTTAATCTACGAGCATTTGCACTTGTCGCCTAAAATGTTATCGGGAGAATATACCGAAGAAGATTATCGAGCATTTTACGCAAAACATCTTCAGCCACTCATCGGCGCATTAGAAGAATTATTAAACTTTGAATTATTAGATTATTATACTTATACTAATGGTGGACATATTTCTATAATCTTAGATCTTATGCAATTCGCCACATTAGAGAGCTTCACACAAATGGCAAAAGAGGGTATTTATAACGGATACTTGCAATCTGATGACGTTCGTGCTAAACTAGGATTAAAGCCATTTGAGGGCGGTTACGGACAGATTATTTGGAGTAATAAGAACGCCGTTGCTTTAAATGATGATGAGCTTAACCAAAAATTAAAGACAGGAGACACTACGAATGAAGATAGCAACATTAGCGACCAAAGTTCAGAAGAGTGACAGTGGTAAAATTAAAGGTATTGCTAACTCTCTCACGATGACACGTTCTGGGATTACAGTGACTCAAGACGCTGGTAAAGAAGTAGTCGGTAAAACTGTACCTCTTCTTTTATCTCATGATTGGAATAAACCATCAATTGGTTCTGTCACTATGACGGCTGTTGATGATGACGGATTACACTATGAGGGTTCATTATTTAAAAACGCACCTGATCGTGATTTGTTGTTAGAGGGAATTGAAGCTGGTACTAACTATGTATCTATTGGTTTTGGGGTAGATAATATTGACACTGAGGGTAATATTGATAGTATTGATTTACTCGAATTATCATTAACATCTACACCTGCCGACCCTAAAGCGACCGCAGAAATTGTTAAGCAAGCAATCGAGAAAGAAGAGGACGATAAAATGGACGAAGAACCCAAGGCACAACCGGCTGATGATAAAGAAGCCCCAACATTACAAGACGTATTAGACGCCATCGCTGATTTGAAGAAGGGCTTTGACGAGGCTAAACCAAAAGATGATAAACCAAAGGGCGACAATAAACAGGCTGATGATAAGGACGCAGAAGTTCAATCACTAAAAGAACAAATTGCAACGCTACAATCATTTATGCTACATGTTGACCGCCGTAGCTTGTCATTGGACGAAGAAATGGCATTCGACAGCTTGCACTATTAATAATACTATGATATAATAAACGTATCATGAAAAATAAAGGAGACCTATGATATGGGAATTGAATTTTTAAGCACATCTAAGGCGGTTGAATTGTACGCCAAATTAGCTCTAGAAACACAAGGTAACACAGAAACTTTTAGTCGTAAGTGGAAGGATATTGTTTCCGAACGTTCAGAACAAGCCATTACACAGGACGTTAATGAAGATGATATTTTACCAAAGAAGATTATTGGTGCTATTGAAGACACATTGCGTACCGACCGTGTTTTCTCACAATTCTCACCAGTATTCAACATTGAACCCGGCTCATTGATCATCGACCCTAATGAAAATGCTGATGGCGCATGGGGACATAAGATTAACGTTGAAAAGAAAGTCCAAACATTGGCTTTGGAATCACGTGACATCTTCCCTAAGGCTATCTACAAGTTGCAACGTTTGGATCACATGACTTACTTAAAGGGTGGAGCATTGGTGTCTTATGTACTTGAAGAATTACCTAAGTATGTGTTGCAACGTATCTCACAAGCTATTTTGGTTGGTGGTGTTAAGAACGAAGATAGTACAGCATTCACAGCTATTCGTCCAATCATCGGTGACACATTGGCTACCAAAACAACATTAGCAAAAAATTACGATGGACAAGCTTTAAAAGAACGTTTGATCACAGACATCGCCTCACTTGACGCTGATAACCCAACAGTATTCATCTCACCAAACGCATGGGCTAAGTTAGCTTTAACTGGTGACGCATGGTCTGTTGCAATGTTTACTGGTAACTTGGACTTGGGTGGAAAGCTTGTTCGTACTAATCGCTTACCCGAAAAGAACCCAATTGTTATCGTTGACACTGACTCATACTTGATTGGTTTTTCTGGTTCTGGTATTGAAACATTGTCATCATTCGTAATCAACACTAACTCTCAGGTAATCGAAAGTCGTGCATATGTTGCCGGCTCATTAAAAGCACCTAACAAGGCTATCTATGCTGAGGTTTTAGGGTAACGCCGGAAGACATAGCATTGGTTGACAAGGCGATTGTTGGCAAGGCGATTGTTGGCAAAAGTAAAATATAAAGGCTCTCTAGACGAGGGCTTTTTTTTATGGTATAATTTGTTGATAGGAGGTGACACGATGATATTCGATTATAAAGAGATTTTACAGTTAGATGATGAGAGTTATAGTGCTTGGACTGCTCACTTAGCGATGTTAGAAAAGCAAGCACTAACACAAGCCGAATTAATAAACCCAATTGTGCAAAAGGACGTTTCAAACAACATCCTCGGCTCATATTGTCAAGAGTTTGTATTTATGGCGGAGTATGGTAGCGATTTAAGTGCAAGCATGTATAAATGGCATACGTCTAACATTGCAACACTAGAGGAGGCGATCAGATATGCTGGGCAAAATGAGGGTGTTTAAGTTAGAAAAAAAGAACTCTACTGACGTGGCACCTAGAACAGTGAAAGGGTATCTATATAATCCTAGCACAAAACAAAAGGCGTGGTACCAATTCCAGAATAACGTACGGCTAATGGGTACTATTGAATTTTCTGGTAACATTGATGACTTTATTAACTTTGATAGTGTGACGATTAGTAATGGTAAGAAGTATCGTTTGAGCAATGTTTCACAAAAGACATTCGGACGAGTAAAAGGGGAGGTAATCATTTAATGGCAGATTTTAAAGACAAACTAAAACCATACTATGATGAACTATCACCTCTATTTACGGAACTAGAATGGTATGCCGGCGAAAACGAAATGCAAACGATTGACGATAAAATGGCGGTCTTAACCTATACTCATGAAAAAGGATTGGCTGACGCTAGACCTCATTTCTGGCGAGTAACATTGGCTCTTTACATTAACAACTCAATGAACGTTACCGAAGAACTAGCCAAGTTGGGTTATGAACAGGTTGCAGAAGTTGAGAGAGACGACCACTTAAATGAAATGACTGCATTCAATAGACAGGTGTTAATATTATGAGTGCTAGAAAAATAGACATATCCGATTTAACTAAATTACCACCACGGCTTATGACTGCTAAAATATTAGAAAAACGAGATGAGGTAGCAAAACAAGCAAGTGGTGACATGACATCTGCATTATCAGTATGGCGTTCAACTGCTCCGATCAAAACAGGTCGTATGAGGTCTACTATGACATTAAACCGTGGCAAATACGGAGCTACACTGGTTCCTCGTGATAGTTATATGAAAGTAGTAAATTCTGTTAACAAAAGAGGAAAACATCAAGGGTTCCTAGACCGTTTCAAAAGAGGACAAGGTAAAAGTTTCTTGCAAAAATGGTGATAATATGCTACAATGAAAGTATCTTAAATTAAGGAGAATTAATCAATTATGTATGATACACGTAAAATTACACATGGTTCTGAACAGGTTGCTATGGCAAGTACTACCGAAGGCGGAACGACTGGTTTTGTAAACTCAACTGGTGTTCAAAAGTTTGCTCCATCAGTAGATCAAGACACAAAAACAATCTATGCTGACGCTACCACACACATGTCACTTGTTAACCCTAAGACGTTGACAATCGAAATGGATAACTTGCAATATAATGAAACTGAAATGGCTCAAATGGGTTATAAGTTGGTTAATGGTGGATATGTTGATGGTGGTGGGTACCCAACGTTTGACATTCAACGTATTTTGACAGTTCAATCAGCCGATGGCACAACTACCCAAAAGCTTGAAGTTTATTACAATGCTACATCAACGGCTTACACAGAAAGTGACGATGAAGACGAAGATGAAATCAATCCAAAGGTTTATACTCGCACTTTGACTGTTGCTGGTCGTTCATTTGACACTGTCGGTAACATTAAGCAGTTCATCGTAGAACGCACATCAAAAAACGCTTCAGTATTTGACACATATAAGACTAAGATTCTCACACCAACGGATTTTAAGAGTTTGGGATAGTTGAAAAAGGCTCCTTTACGGGGTCTTTTTTTTATGCTATAATTAAGTATTGACAAAAGAAAGGAAATGTATTATATGGCAAACACAACGAGCTATATGCTTAAATTCGGGGCGGACGCTACCAGTGTTACGAAAGCAATTACTGGTGTCAACTCTGATATACGTTCTATGAGTACACAAGCTAAAAACCTAGATACTGCTTTTAGATTAACAGGTGATACTTCGGCTCTTAAAGGCAAGCTACAAGCATTAGGTAACCAATTATCAGCCACAGAAGCAAAGGCTAAGTTACTAAAACAAGAGTTAGCTAATTTAAAGGCTAGTCCCGGCTTTGACGCAAACTCTGCAAAAGCTCAAAAGTTAACAAACGATATTGCAAAGGCTGAGAGTGAAGCTACTAAATTAAAAGCTCAATTGGCAACGGCTAGTACATCATCATTAGGCGGAGCTAGTTCATCGATGGGCGGTTTAACTAAGAAAATCGGTGCCGGAACAGTTGCTATGGGTACTTTTGTGGGTTCTATTGCCTCTAATATAGCTGGTAAAGCATTCTCATTAATTAGCTCTAACGTTGAGGGTGCTATTAAACGTATTGATACTCTGAATAACTCAACTCGTAACTTCCAAAACATGGGTGTTAAAACCAGTGTAGTTACAAAAGAGATGGAAAACTTGAAGGGTGCTATTAACGGCTTACCTACACCTCTTGATAGTGCTGTTTCTGGTGTACAACTGTTAACTTCTTCACTTAATGGAAATATGCCACAGTCAGTTAGTGTATTCAAGGCATTAAATGATGGTATCCTAGGTTTTGGTGGAACAACTGAACAGGTTACTAACTCAATTACCCAATTAAGTCAAGCGTTCTCTAATGGTAAGATTGATGCTGAAACATGGAACTCAATGATTGATAGTGGTTTGGGTCCAACTTTGAATGCTATGGCTAAGCAAATGGGTATTACGACTGATGCCCTAAAGTCTGGCTTATCTGATGGTTCCATTTCAGTATCTCAATTTAATGACGCACTTGTTAACCTTGATAAAAACGGTGGCGGGGGTATTGCTTCACTATCTAAGATTGCTCAAGATAGTATGAGCGGTATTAGAACAGCTATGGCTAATGCAAAGACTGCCATTAATCGTGGTGTTGCTGAAATGATTACTGGTATCAATAATGGTATCGCTGGTCTTAATATCGAAACGCCGTTGGGTAAGATTGAGGACATTGGTTCTATCATATCACAATTAGGTACCGTAGTAGAAAAGACTTTTGATGGGATGGCTAGTAGAATCACACCAACTATTACAGGTATTGGCTCAGCTCTCAGTGGTATGTTTTCGGGTTTCAATGCACAAGACGCTATGTCTGTTTTCTCTCAAATATCTGGTTCTATTATGGAAATGGTAGATGATGTTCGTAATATAGACTTTAGTAATTTAACTAGTGCATTCTCAAACTTGGATATTCAACTACCAGACTTCTCACCTCTTATGGACTTGGCTAGTTCTATTGTTCCTATGTTGGGTGATGCGTTCTCTAGTTTGAAGTTTGATGGGTTAGTAGACCTTGCAAATCAAATTATACCGGCTTTATCTGCTGGTTTTCAATCGTTCTTAGGTTGGGTTGTTCCAGCTATTCAGCCATTACTTAGTGCATTCAGTAATTTGTGGAACGCTATTCAACCTGTGTTATCAATCGTGGCTGGTAGTTTGGTTCCAATATTTCAAGTCCTCGGCTCATTCTTAGGTGGTTTTGTTTCAGGTGTTATGTCTACTCTAACATTTGCATTTAACGCATTAGCCGTGGGTATTAAACTTCTTACTCCTGTTATTGGTTTTATGGGTCAAGCATTCAACGCATTATCTCCTATTATTAGTTTTATTGCTGGTATACTGGGAACAGTTATGGGTGCGAGTGTCAATGTTCTAGGTAAGATATTCTCTACGGTTGGTCAAGCAATAAGTTCGGTATGGTCTAGATTATCCGGCGTATTCTCATCGGTTGCTGGTACTATGTCAGGTATATTCTCTAGTATTGGTTCAGCTTTCTCAGCATTAGGTAGTATATTCTCCTCGATTGGTTCTGGAATAGGTAGCGCTGGACGAGCAATAGCAAGTGTATTCTCATCAGTTGGCGGCAGATTGGGTGGTATATTCTCAGGTATTAGTTCTGCATTCTCATCAGTTGGTGGTGTAATTGCTGGGGTTGGTGGTCGTATTGGTGTAATTGCTGGAAACATCATAGGTTACTTTGGTGGCATTGGTGGTAGAATCCTTAGTGGTTTTGGAAATATTGGATCATCAATCGCTAATCTATTCTCAGGTGTTGTTGGTAGGATTGGTTCTATGTTCTCTGGTGTTGCTAGTATTGGTCGTAACATCGTTGAGGGAATTAAGTCGGGTATCACTGGGGCTATTGGTGGTTTGGTAAGTACAGCAGCTGATATGGCTAAACATGCTCTGAACGCTGCTAAACATGCATTAGGTATTCATTCGCCGTCAAGAGTATTCCGTGATGAGGTTGGTAAATATATCACACAGGGTATTGGTGTTGGTATGGAAAAAGAAACTGGTTACCTATCTAAGTCATCGGATAGTGTAAAAAACAGCCTTCTCAGGGACTGGCAAAACGTCAATTTGAACAGTAACCTTACTAGTGGTATAAATTCGTCGCCTCAGGGCGTTTCTACAGACACATCAGGAACAAATATTGTCTTTAATATCACAGCTAACACAAAGGCAGACGCTTCGGCAATTGCAAGTGAGGTTAAGGTTATTCTTAGACAAAATGGTATTGGTGTTAGATAATAAGTAAGTCCTATTAATTTAGGGCTTTTTTTGATATAATAGAATAAGAATGGAGGAAATTATATGACAGACTTTATAAACAAAAAAGCTCTACCTATGATATTCTGGCAAAAAGACACAACCGGCACATGGCACGACTACGCTATTCCAGTATATGTAACCAAGGATATATCAACTATTGAGGGTTTGCGAGAGGTTATCATAAAATTCTATGATGATCCGAGTGAGATTGGATATTACCCCAGACAAAATGATATTATGATACCAGCCGTTAATCGAAATGACCCAGCTTTTAGTTTTTGGGGGTTATCTTGGACGACACCTTATTTTATGGACGACTTTCTAGAAAACACAAATATTGGTAACGGCGTATTGTTTTTAACTCATATTGAAGATGATAACTTTAAATTTGTACCAGTTTTTGGTTTAGATGAAGAGACGTTATTTCTTAAAGGTAATTATAAAATTGAATATATTGTCTCTAATTGTGCTAAAAATGTGTGGGATAGACTAACATCAGAACACCCATACTTAAAACAGTGGGGTAGTGGTAGTCCCTTAAACCCTGTAAGCTATGACACGAAAGATTATAGATACTATGATAACCCTACAAAAGTAAATATGTATGATATATTTAAAACGATGATAGCGGGTGTAAATGGTGATTTTGATATAATAATAAAGACTTATCCAAATTCAACCAAACCATTTGTATTAGACGTCATAAACAGAACAGGTTATAGTAATTTCACACTGCCTATTCTAAACGAAAAGATTGTTGATTATTCAAAGAGAAGTCGTAACAGGTCAGAAGGAACCAATTTAGTATATGGTTACAATCAGACAACCGGTGCTTTATACAAATACGCATGGTTAGATAAGATGGGAAAGGTAACAATTGGAAAAACGTACCCTAAAGCTAATACGCCGAGGTTAGGTTACTGTGAATTAGACGGCGATAATCCAAAAGATGGTGAATTGATAACGAGAGCAACGAGTATGTTAAAAGGTTCTTTATTTTATGACTATGACGAGATAGACTTCAAAATAGATATGGCAAATAGATACGAAATTGGTACCAGAAACAACCCAGCATTACCTGTTACAACGGAGAATAGACTATCAACCGTTTACCTTAATACCATTGTTGCTATATTAGGGATAACAGACACACCAACATATCTAGAAGTGCGGGAGATTGACTTATTAGGTGGTTATATAATTGTTGGTAAGAATGACGATATTACATTAGGAGATTAATCATGGCAGACACAAGGACAATATATTTACACACGGCTGATACAACGTTTTCATCAGATCCTAGCGATACTGGTTATAAATACCTAGATATGAGTGATTACGATAGCTTAAACCCAGAATACTCATCTACTGTTAGGTTATCAGGCGGTGTTATTGGTATGTATGGAGACTACTCGGTTAAGATAACGCTTACATTTGAGGGTGAAAATAGTGGTCGTGATGAACGTGCGGATTGGGTAAATTCATACTCACAGGACATAAACAAAATATCAGTGGCGACTACACCTGACAAGTCTAAAACATTTAATAAAGCATGTGCCGTATCATCAATAGAAATGGTAGATACTAGTTATTTAAACGGAGCACAAGTTATAATTACTGTTACTTTGTTTGGTCGTTGGCAATCAGCACTATCATATAGACCAACGTTAACGGAAACATATATTGGTGGTACAAAAAAATATCATCAATTACTAAGAACAGTTGCTAAAAGTTCATCGGCACTTGTTGGTTCGGCACATGTTGGATTAGCTAAGGTTGGAGATGAAACCATTCCTGGTTATGGGACAAAACCATCAAACACTTATAAATATAATTACAAATACGGTGTAAGTACAATACTAAACCAATTAACCTTACCAATTGACAAGAACAGATTTATTATAGCAATCGAACCAAATTATTTAAAGGGTTCTATTAAATTATCAAACACACAATATACTGCAGAAATAAGCTCTAGTAATTTATCTTCAACCAACGGCATATCATCAGACTTCATAACTTACAGTACAGGTGATTTTGATAATGTTTCCCAATTCACGTTGTTACAAAGTGGTTATGTTGCGTCTACTGTTTGGGATAATATTAGCGACCAATACGCCGTGTTATACAGTATCATGAACACAATCAACCATGATCCAGCAAACATATCAGTTACAAACGAAGTAGGACAACATATACCATTTAGTTTATATGTTTATTCAATACAAGACTTCATATAAAAAAGCCCTCCAGTTATTTGGGGGACTTTTTCTTTGGTTCAGATGTAACTTTACTATACGCTTGGATATATGTTAGTGCTTGTATAATATCAAGTTGCAATATTTCACTTCTGGGTTGGTTCATATACATTAGTGTTGCTATTATCTTGAACACACTATAATATTTAGAACCACCTTCACCTTTTGATTGTAAGCGCTTAGGTATTTTAAATTCGGCGAAAGTATTTACCGATTACTTCTTTTTCATATAAGTCTAATTCTTCATAATTTGCACGAGTTTCTTCGTTTTGTACTAGAATATCACCTTTTTTCTCAGCGTACATGAACTTAAGAACTTGGTGGATTGCGTCGATTGTGTCTAGTGAAGTTACACGTTGAATATCTCCTGGTGTTGGATTGTCCTTTTCAACGTTCATTAGTGTTTGCAAGACCTCTGCTAATTGAGCGTTCATTTCTTGACCGGTCTCATTACGGAACATCTCTTCTGTGTTAAGTGTACGTAAGAAGTTGTACTTTGTAATGTTGATTTTTGGTTGATTGTTCTCATCCATTTCAGGCATACCGTTCGCCGTCTTCACCAATTGTGCGTCTTCATAGATAAATTTCATGTCTTTAATTCTCCTTTGATATATGTTATACTAATATTGTAGCATAACAAAATAAGTAATACAAGAGGAGATTTAAAATATGACATTAAACACTAATGAAATAGTTTACACCGCTGATCTAATGAACATCTCACCGGCTAATGACGCTCAGATATATGGTAAAGACGGAAATTATATCTTGTCTGGTTTAGAAATACGAGACGTGACGCCAACGAGCGCTATTTTAACGGCTGGTCGGGCATTAATACAAGGTAGACTGTTTGAACTAAAAGCTAATACACAATACACATTAACAGCCGGAACATCTCAGTATTTAGGTTTAGAAATTGACTTGACAAAAGAGAACAAAGACGATGGTATGGGTAATATTACGAACAATCAGTTTACAGTGAAATCGAATGATCGTGAATATGGAGATACTCTGTTAGGAGATATTCAAAGCTTTGTGGCATTTTATCAAGTAAACACGCAAACACAAACATCAACACAGTTAGTATTTCCTTACCACTTTACACAAGACTTAACTCATGGGTATGGTGACGTTGGTTTCCCAGCCGATACACGCTCAGTAAGACCAATAGTACGTAGAATTGGTAAGAATGTTCAAGTTCAAGGCGTATTAAGCAATAAGTATACAGTAAATAATGGTCAGTCAAATTTAGTGATGAGAACATTACCAGCTGGTTGCCGACCAATGGGGAGATTATATGGAACAACACCATCTGGTGGTGGGGTATACGAAGTAGATATTGACACAAACGGAAATATATTATTAACGAACTTTACTGGTAGGGCAATTAACCCAGGAGGTTTTATATCAATCACATTTAACTTCATGGCCGCATAAAAAGAAACCTCTACTTGATTGTAGGGGCTTTTTTAGCGGTCTTTATTTAGTTTTGTCTTTTCACTATCAATATACTTGCTTATTTGTTCAGGGAATGGTAACCCTAATGCTACCCAATTCTCTATGATCGATAACACAACACTCATTAGGCAAATCAACACGAACATCTTCCAATACTCATGTGCGTTAAAGCTATCGAATATGAACATCGAACAAGCCGGAACCGTGGCATATAAGAACTGTTTAATCAAACCCTTACTAGATGTTGTGGAGTTTAGTCGGCGCTCGGTGATAGCCTTAGAAATGCCTGTGATGAAGTCTAAAATTACGGCTAATAATATGGCACGTACAATTGGGTCGTTATAAGCAACGGATAAATTAAAAATGTCCGGAATTTGATGCATAATGTGGGGTCTCCTTAAAATAGTTTACCCTTAATTATATCATTTTCCGAACATTAATTCAAGATGTTATTTTATTGTTTGTTTACGGTCATGCTTCAAATATAACTTTTTCATAACCCCATCTCCTTAATTGTAACGTCCCATGCTTGATTATACACGCCGGTGAAGTCTCGAACGTTCATGTTTTTTAAGTCGTACATATCAACACCACGGCTCTTTAAACGGTCACCAATCTTAGACCAAACAAACTCTCGTAACTCTTGTGTATTATTCATAACTTCTCCTCAAACTTTACATAATCACTAACCGGCGTGTATCCTAATTCATAAAAGTATTTCTTTAACGTTGACTCCGATACACCGATGGCGCTTGTTAAATCTTTCACATTAATCTTATGTCCTAACATCTTATTAAATATCACAAGTTCGTTGAGTTGATTAAGACGTTGTTGCCGTTCTAGTTTCATTTGTTTGCTCCTTGATACCATACCATCTAAATTAAACACTATAGAACCTCCATCATATTTTCATCACCAATACCAAATAAATGAGCATTAGTTGGTAGATATTCTTTAAATTTAGACGCAACCTTGTAATTTAAGAAGTATGGATCATAGTTCATGTGGTAATCAGAACCCATCACGAGCCGGTAACTAAAACGACCCAACCAATCACGGCTAATACTATCTATTAAATATTCAATTCCGTCAATGTTTACGACCAGTGCTTTAAATTTCATTTTCTCGTTCCTTTTCTATTTTATATTCAAATTCAATCAGTGCTAATCTCTCAATAACCAAATCTCTTATCACTGGATCATATATTAATTTTGCCTACTCTCTATGTCTATCGAAGTTCATAATGGTTTTCATTTCGATTGTAAACTAGTTCATAACCATATATATCTTTCATCAAACGTTTAATCTCAGCAATATCACGCATGATTGTTTTGTTATCCATTTCAGGACTCAGGTCAAAGACTTCCCAATCAGATTTTTTAATAACTCTAAATTCTAATAGTTGTTTTATTAAAAATGTCACTCGATAAATTTTATTCTGGTACATTACTTGCGAACCTCTCTAGTTTTACCACAATTCATGCAAACAAATGTGTTCTTCTTACCTTTTTTACCAGCAAACCCAACAGCACCACCAGCAATGAAACCTACTCCGCCGGTCATAATACCTAAACCAACTGAACCAGCTACTGACTTACCGAATGAATACTTTTTAGAATTGTCACCGGCTAATTGAAAATCGTGACCGCCACACTTCTTACACGTTAATTGGTTACGGTATTGGGTTGCTTGTTGACTCTTTTGTTCCTTAATGAGTCGTTGGTGTTGCTTTTCTAATTTTTTTAATTCCACGGCTTGTTTCAAATCACCATCGTACGGTGTGTTAAGTTTTTCTCGCTTCAATACCTCTTGTACGTAATTATTAGCGTCAATATTCTTAATACCCCACTTTACAAATTGCCAAACGTTTAACTTATTGTATTCGTCCCAATCAAAACCTAACTGTTGTTCTAAATCTAGGTTACGGTACTTTACATCTGGTGTCATTTTAAATCTCCTTTTGTATTACGTTTTATTATGTGTTAATCTTACCATGCTTATTTTAACTTGTCAATACTTTATTTAAATATTAACACCTCCATTAAACAAGAACGACCACACTGCTAACATAAACAACACCATTGAGACTAGCGCTGATATACTTACCGTTGCCATCATCTCACTTGTACGTACATGTTTACCCAGTAATAGTGTTGGGATTAATATTATTACTGCTCCAATTAAATAACTCACGTTTGTTCCTCTTTTCTATTAATGTATTACGTTTCTATAAACCAATCTTACCACACATAAATAATTTGTCAACACTTTTTAAGAACAAAATAAAAAACCACCAATTAAGGCGGTCTACTTATTAAGATACTTCTGTGAAACTTGTTGCGTCAGCCCAGATACGACCGTAACGTGTGTCAATACCTACACCATTAGTAGCCTCATCAATTTCTGCTACACGGATACGCTTAGGGTTGTGTAGTTGCATGTACTTTCCCACAGCGGTTGTTTGGTCTTTTTGAATTACTCCGTTTTTGTCAACAATCTCAAACGACTTCAATCCCCAGCCGTTGTTAGTCCAATCAAACTCTTGGCTTTTCCCACCATTGGCTAATTCATAACTAATGACTTGTTCTACTCCATTTACATATTCATACTTGTCAATACGATATGCCGGTTTAGTAGAGAAATACTCACCAACTTCTAGTACTTGATCTATCTTATTGGGAATTGCTGGTGCTGGTTGAGAGTTGTTTTGACGGTATACATAGAAGTACGGCGAACCATCAGCCTCCCACATTTCATCAAATTTAACATTACCAACAGCCGTACCACTTTCGCCACCTGTCCAATACGATGTACTCAATAGTAATGCATCAGGGTCGTCAGTTGAAATAACCCCAATATGTCCAAAAGCTCCAGCGGACTCACCGCGCTTACCCATAACGACAATATCGCCACGTTTAGCTGTCCATGATTTATTTTCAGCATATAAAGAAAAGCCGTTGTTGATTAGATAGGGGTGAATTGTCTCGGTTGAGTATAGATATGTCGGTTTACTTGCCCCTGCCTCATATAATGCTTGTGTCATGGTACCCGAACAATCTCCAGTACCGTCACTACCATTACGTGAACCAGTCATAGAATAACTGATCTTACCCATGTGATTATCAAACCATGAAATTACTTTATTAATGTCAACCGTCATGTTACTTGTCCTCCTTTTTAACCGCATTAATCAAACCAGAAGCTTTAGATTGGGCATAAGCTTGTTGGATAATTTGTTCAATCTGTTCGTCAGTAAAGTTTTTCAATATATTATTATCGCCCAATCGTTTGCGCAAAATAGACATTGAGTTCAAACGTTGTTCTTCACCTGTACCTACAACTTTCTCGGCAAATGTTACTGCTCCAATTGCGAAGTCCAATGCTAAGTTTAGATTTTGTGATTTAGACTTTGTTTTCATAAGCCGTAGTTCTTTTTCTAACCACACTAGACCACCAAATGCGATAATTACACTTACAACAGCTAATAGGATATTTAAAATATTATTCATTTATTGTTTCCTCCTATCAATTAACACTAACTGTTTTCCAATCAACACCAGAAACATTATTTAATCCTGTTGTCATTCTAACCCAAGCAAATACACCGTTTGATGGATCAGTATTATAAACAACATCACCAATGTTAAACCGTCCTTTAGTGGGAATGGTTGTGGCATATAATGATTGTCTTGTTGTTCTATCGATAACATAACCTAAACGAGTAAAGAATTTTTGTCCGTTATATATTACCGAAGCATTATCCATAGGCATTCTACCGTTTGATATGTAATTATCTGAAATTTCGACTTTTCCAACCTCTTTGTACAATCTTGCAAAATAATACGTTCCAATAACTGCGTCTTTAGTTATTGGCATTACATAATTATCTTTTATAACTCCAGTATATGGTGCATTACTGTCTGAATTTCTAAACGCAAACATGTTCCTACCGTCTGATATGCTAAACGTCTTTATTGTATTATTTTTTATTGAAAACAAGTTGATTTGACCCAAGTGGAATATATCGTTATTTGTGCTATCTGGTGCGGTTACTATTCTATTATTTTCAAAAATAAAAGTGTTAAGCGTATAGTTTACATCTCTAAAGCTAACTATTTGACCAGAATGCTTATCACTTTGAATTATATTACAACCAATAATAGACAATCCAACAGTATCATTATTTAGACCAAACACCTTGTTGGGAACATTTGAGAACCAACAATTTGTAAAACTATAATCCCCATTACCCATTATTACACTTTCATCATAATAATCATCAAAACGTACATTAGTAGCCATGAAAGTTAAACATGCTAGTAAATACATCGAGTTATCCGTAGTGTTATCAATTGAACTATCAGAAACAATAACATTTCCATTTGGTGTTGATAATACTAAACCTTGATTTGCCTTACTAAATTGAAGTCCTCTAGCAATTACAGTTTTTGTTTTATCTCCTTGAATAGATATACAACGGTTCAAATGTTCTAACTCTGCTCCATATTGGAAACCATGATCATGAACTTTGATATCATCTAAATAAATAGTTGTGTTATTATCCAGCATTAGTGCGCTATCTGTTTTATGATAAGCCGTCTCTGCTGAATACCCTGAAATATCAAAACTTGTCAATCTAACTGTTTTAGTATTAGATATTTTAATAGCACCCCTACCATTATCATTATTATACTTGAACCCAATAATATTAATCTCATCTAAACCATCAACATTAAACATGTAATCCTGTGAATTGTTAGTGCTTATAACTTTTGCATTTTGAAATTCGACATCCCCAAATATAGATACTTGCTTAGTTATTAGATACGTACCAGTAGGAATAATCACCTTAGTTCCTTTATTTTCTGAGAAAGCATTAATAAAAGACGTTGTGTCATCGGCAACGCCATCTCCAACTGCACCGTAATCCTTAACCGAAACTTGTTTATCCGCTAATTGTATCCCAAGTTCCATGTGGTTTAACTTACCAGATGTTATCAATTCACCATCTTGCCACTCGTGTTTATTATAAACCATGTAATTTCCTCCTATACCTTAGTGTTTTTATTATAACACAAAAAAAAGACCGTTTCCAGTCTTAAATATTATAGCTAAAATGTCCCACAACTCGAATGCCTCGTTCTTCAAAAGTATTTAGTTTCCACTCGTGTATTTCTACATCGGTGCTAATATCTAGAACTTCTGTACCAACTTCATCTAAAACAACAATCACATATCTTTTCATTACAATACCCCTTTCAGCTTTAAACTCTTTAATGTTGTGATTGTCATGTGTAAAATATCTGTTTGAGTAAACTTTTTGATATTCATACGCCGGTTCAATTGGATAACAATATCTGGAGCGTTGACCTTGTCTGGTTGTGTCTCGGCTTGTGTAATGATCTCTTCCTCAATAATATCCAACATAACAGATCGGCGTTTTTCAAGTGTTTTCACGTTTATGTTAGTAGCGAGAGCAGAAACCAAACCCCATACTAATAACATACTAAACACCAATACGATTACTAAAATTGTTGATACTAAAATGTTCATGTTATATCTCCTTTATTTTAAACAGTGGTTCACATAATAATTTGCTATCCCACCATTCTTTTGATTGTGTCTCGTTGTCAAATATTATAGCACGGCTTATTTTCTTCGTAAACCCATCGCTATAATTACCAGTTGCATAATCAGCCGTGATATATTTACCCTCAACATCAGACCAGATTATATAGTTTGTGTAGTTCATCACAGTTACCAAACGATTTGATATGAACCCATGTTAGCAACGTTATATCTAAGTTCATACCCCAACTCATCAAGAAAATTAACATAATGCTGACTTTCCAATAAACCGAATACTACATCAGGCACATCTTCATCTTTATAATCAAACACTGTATACATCTCACCATTATCAACTGCTAACTTAATCCGACCCTCAACATAAAAGTGTGCGACCTTTTCATCGGCTGATAGTGACTTATAAAAATTATCAGTGCTTTGTTCTCGTGCTTGCTTTGCGTTAATCATTTACTCACTTCCTCACATAGATATTCTTTTTCTGTAATCGTTGGTGTGTTAACTAAGTTGCTATTAGTTCCCCACATTCTCATATATTTATTACCAAGTGTCTGACTAACAAATATATAATCTGCCTTGTCTTCGGGTAACGACCACCAATTTCTAAAACCCGAACGTTCTAACTTATCTATTACAGATTGTTCGTTTTCTTTTGTTATCTCTGTTATAAAGAACCGAGGTGTTGTTTCATTAATCATTTGTTATCTCCTCGTTATAGTATGATACCCGACCCTGTGTAGTTCGTAAGCCCCACCACATCGAAGCACCCCTATTCAGAATACCCCAAGTAGTTAGACCCCATTGTATTAGCCGGTATATCCCACAGAACCAAACTACCTATGCCTACTCGTCACCATCGTTCGTAGGATCATTGCTCAAGTATTCTTCGTACATCATCTTAATACCTTGACGAACCACATCGGACTTACTCATACCTGACTTATCCTCGAGTGCTTGTAGTTTGTCTTTAGTCTTCTTATCTATTCGCAAACTAATCGTTGTTCTTTTAATCATGTCACATATTATTTCCTTTCACTTTATCTTTCAATGTCTATACTATATCACAACGTATTACAGGATGTCAATAGATAAGGCAAAAGAAATATAAAACAAATAACAAAGCTGAACATTAAACAACAATCAATCGTTAATCGTTCGTGTTTAGCAT